GCTGTTGAATAATCTTGCGTATCATTAACTTGATATGATAAAGGTAAATGTAATTCTACTTTTTCGTTTTCTAATTCAACAACCTTCATACTATTAGCTTGCCCCTGAACACCTGCAGGTTTATTTGGTTTTTCAACTGTGTCTGAATTACCATTTACACCTTGTTCATTAGCAGATTGAGAAGCCTCAAAACGAACAGCAATACTTGGTGGAATAACTTTTATCGCATGAAATGTTATTCTTGACTTATAATCACCAGTATTTAGGGGAAATTTAGCTCCGCCGATTTTATCACCCATATTTGTACCTATAAATAATTTGTAAGAATCTTATCATTATTTATATGAGAAAATGGCGTATTCTGGAAGATATACAGTAGAGAATAAAAAGAAATACAAAGGTGATTATAACAATGTTATCTATAGATCTTTGTGGGAAAGGGATACATTTAAATGGTGTGATCAAAATCCAAAGGTAAAAGAATGGTCAAGCGAAGAAATCATTGTACCTTATTTCTATGATGTTGATAAAAAATACCATAGATATTTCCCTGATCTAAAAATTGTATTTGAAAATAAAACTATATTAGTAGAAATTAAACCACATAAGGAAACTGCTCCTCCTACGGGTGCACGTAAGACTAAGAAATATATTGCAGAAGGTTTAACTTATGTAAAAAATAGAAACAAATGGGAAGCTGCAGATAGATTTTGTAAAGACCGTAAATGGGAATTTCAGGTTTGGACTGAAAAAACTTTACAAGAGATGGGAATAATGGCAAAACCATTGAAAAAGGTTCCTGGTAAACTCAAAGCGTTGAAACCATATAGACGCAAAAAACGTACATAAACTTATATAAATAACACTATGGCAGGTGAAAGCTTATTTAAAGAACTAGAGATTGAAGCGTTTAGAGCTGGGATTACTCCGAGAACTAAGCAATCAATTGCGTGGTTTAGAGACAAAGCAGAAGAAATGTTTCGTGGTAGAGTTATTCGAAGAGATAATATTCTCGAAGATGAAGCTCTAAAACAAACTAAGAAGCCTATTGATAGAGTCAGTGGACCTATTGGTAAAATGTATATGTATTTTTATGATCCTAAGTTTAAAAAGACATTACCATATTACGATAGATTCCCTTTGATTATTATGTTAGGTCCTGCTAAGGGTGGATTTTATGGTGCTAATTTGCATTACTTAAGTCCTGTTGTTAGAGCAAGATTATTAGATGGAATATTAGGAAATGGAAAAGGAATACCGCAGAAATATATCAAGCCAACTATTCACCACTACTTATACAAGCATGTTAGATCTGCTTACGCAGAAGTCGACAAACCCGAATGGGAAATTGCAACTTTTCTGCCGACAGCACAATTCAAGGGTGCAAGCTTATCAAAAGTATACAGAGATTCAAAAAGGAAATTAGTAGCATAATATGGCTTCATCAATCGAACAATTAAAAAGTAATATTCAATCTAGAGGTGGTCTAGCACGACCTAATAACTTCTTAATTGAATTACCAACACTTGGTGGTGTTAGTTCTGAATCAATGAATGTTTTATGCAGATCTGCTACATTACCTGGTAAACAAATCTTAACACATGATCGTCAGATTGGAATGGAAAGAGAAAAGGTTGCATACGGCTATGCAGTTGATGATGTAACAATGACATTCCTAATGACAAATGATTATGCAGTACGAAATTATTTTGATCGTTGGAAAAATATTATTCTAAACGAAGACGGTCAAACAGTTAAATATAAAAATGAGTATCAATCAAGAGTTGTAATACATCAACTTGCAAATAGTGTTCCATCAATTATGCTTGGAGCAAATATTAATATTGGTCCATTTTCTGCTGGTAAAACAGTAGGTCGAGGATTTCCAGTAGGAGGAAGACTTGACGTAACAACATCAGTTTATTCAGTTGAATTAATTGATGCATTTCCTACAACAATTGGTGAAATCACATTGAATAATGATCAAGATGCTTTCATTGAAATGAGTGTTCAAATGTCCTATACAAACTGGAAAACAGTTCCAGCTGGACAGAAACAAATAACGTTCGACTTACCGGTCGGATCACTTACATTATAGGAGTAAATCATGGCATTGCCAAAACTAAATAATGCACCAAAATTTGAGATGACGATTCCATCTTTGAATAAGAAAGTGCGCTTTCGCCCTTTTCTAGTTAAAGAAGAAAAGGTATTAATGATCGCAGCAGAAGCTGGAGATTCCGCTTCTACACTAAATGCGATTTTTGATATTGTAAATGCTTGTTGTGTTGATGAAGATTTTAAACCATCTACTCTAACAGCATACGATGTTGAATATATGTTTTTACAAATTAGAGCAAAATCCGTTGGTGAATCAAGTAAGATTAATGCAACATGTTCTAGTTGTAATACACAAAATGAAGTTTCAATTGATTTAAATGAAGCTAAAGTATCTGGTAAAGAAGTTAAGTCAGACATTATTAAACTAAATGATGATATTAGTTTGAAAATGAAATGGCCAACTTACGCAGAACTAATTGGTGCTGGAGTAGCACCAGAAGAAATGTCTAATATTGATACACTATTTAGATTACTAGCTAAATGTATCGATAGCGTAATGACAGAAGAAGAGAATTTTAAACTAAGTGATCAAGCAGAAAACGAAGTAAATGATTTTATTGAATCACTTAGTAGCGAACAATTTAATAAAGTTAGGGAGTATGTAGAAGCAATTCCACAGGTAAGATATAATCTTAATTTTACTTGTAATAGTTGTGGTACTGTCAATGAGAGAGAAATTACTGGAATCGCCAATTTTTTCTAATATGCCTCTCGCATGACACACTAGATAATTATTACACGACAAACTTTCAATTGATGCAACATCATCATTATAGTTTGTCAGATTTAGAAGATATGATACCGTGGGAGAGGGAAATATACATAACAATGTTATTAAATTGGATTAAGGAAGAAAAACTTAGACTAGAAACGAGACGATAATGGCAAACGCAACATTTCAAGACATTAAAGAGCAATTAGCTCAGTCAAACGAAACTCAAACTGTAACGAAAGATGAAGTAGTTGCAATTAGACAAACGTTTGACGATATGGTGAGTTTACAAAAAGACTCACGTCTTGACCAACTTGAAAAAGAAAGAGAAGGAAATAAAGTTGCCGCTGCAGCAGCGGCAGGTCCAGATACCGCAGGCGGTAGTGTTGCTAAAGCTGGTATGGGTCTTGGTAAATTTGGTCTTGCGGCTGGTGCTATTGCTGGTTTAGCTGCAGTTGCGGCTAGTTTCTTAGAAATTGATACTAAAAAAATTAAAGCCAGTGTTAAAGATCTATTATCAATCAGTGATGATTTAGGTGGTGCTGGTGCATTCATTGGAGATAGTGCAACATTCCTATTAGCAATGTCTGGTATCGGTGCTGGTCTTGCTGTATTCGGTGTTGGTTCAGCTATTGCTGGAATCGGTAGTGCAATAGCAAACTTTAGTGATCCGGCATGGGCACAAACTCTTAAAGATAATGTAATCACATTATTATCAATTGACGATGCATTAGGTGGTGCTAAAGCGTTCATTGGTGATTCAGCTACATTCCTATTAGCGATGGGTGGTATTGCAGGTGGTCTTGCAGTATTTGGTGTAGGATCTGCAATCGCAGGTATTGGTGGTGCAGTTGCTAATTTCTCAGATCCAGCTTGGGCTGAAGGAATTAAGAATGGTGTAATTACACTAATGTCAATTAGTGATGAGTTAGGTGGAGCTGCAGCGTTCATGGGTAATTCAGCTACGTTCCTATTAGCAATGACCGGTTTATCTGCTGGTCTAGTAGCATTTGCTGCAGCCGAAGGTTTTGCTGGAATAGTTAAATTCTTTACAGGTGATTCTGTAATTCCTAAGATTGTTGAGAATGTTAAACAATTAATGGGAATCAGAGAGACATTAGGTGATGATCCTGTTGGAATGACAGAGAAATTTAAGATTTCATTAGGCAATATGG